TCAGGCCACGTATCGAGGCGTCAAAACCTGATGAGGACGGTTGCGCCACAGATCAAAACCATCAAGTAACCAGTTCAGTTCCTGGACGGTCAGGATGATCGCTTCATCGTTGGCATCGGGCGATGTTTTAAATCGTTCGGATTCGAGGCGCTTGAGCCAGAGGCAGAAGCCGTTGCGTTCCCAATACAAAATCTTCACGCGGTTGCGTGGCTTGTTGAGGAAGACGAAAAGCACAGGGTCGAATACCGCGACTTTGATATCCAGTTCGACCAGCGCCGCCAGGCCATCAATGGATTTTCGAAAGTCGACGGGCTTGGGGTAGAGATAGACTTTTTCGACTTTAGCATCGGGTCGCATCATGGCGGGCTGGCTCCTGAGGGAATCGGGAGCACAGCATCCGGGATCAGCTAAGCGCTTTGAATGTGGGGTTCATGGAGCGCTTACGTTTTTAGGAAGCGAAGCGACAACCAGAATGCGGAGCCACTGCACCGCCCCGCGAAGCGGCCATACACCACGTATTCCGGCTATTTCTCGCACTGGTACAAGTCCCAGCACTCCAAACCACCTCGATCTAAAACATGAGCCTTTGGCCGGTTGCGGCAAGCACCGGACCAAATACCCACGGAGTGAGAAAAGCGTGATTTTTGTATCAGCTGATATCGCTTAAATTTTATAATCTTCGAAATATTTACGTTGCTCAATCCATTTGGCATTTATGGAATAACCTGCAATCAATATCGGAGCAGTGATCTCCGTACAATTCCATTGAGGCCTAGCTACCGTTTTATAAACACTTCGGTCTTCAGTTTGGCTATCCCAACGCTCAAAAATGACTTTACCATATTGACTTTCAAGAAGGATATGGATAGCGGAAATAGCATCTAGAAGGTGTTCTAGATTAGCGTCTGTGATGTTATCGCTTCTATTGTGCTTTACTGCATTATAGGCATTATACCAAGGTAGTGATTTGGTTGGAGATTCGGCCTTCCAATCATGAAAAGGTTTGAATACCTTCACCCTTGGATATTGCACTAAGTTTACTTCGAACTTATCCAACCCTAATATATCTTTGCATTTTATATAGTCATTTGTGGAATATCTATCTTTTTGCTCATAACCATTATCAACCAAAGTCTTTACAAGCAAGCATTCAACTTCTGTGCATGCCAATATCAAAAGCTCTCTAATTTTATGACCGTAAGCACTCAAATTGTTTGCGGACGGCTCGATGTAATTAAATAAGCTATCAAGGCTAAATTGAATACTTTGGTAAGCTCTAACATCTTGTAAAAACTGCTCACTCACATAGTTAAAGAAAATATTATCTCTTGAAATTCTCGGATAAAAGCTTCCCGGACGTTGAACATCCTCCATTTCAACGATATCGATACTGATCGTCTCTTGATAATTATGTAAAAAATACTGTATGACTTCTTTACCTATTATTTCCCTATCGGCATTTCCTCCGTGCCCAGCGTCAATATATTGCACCCACGTTTGCCAACTATTAGCACCAGATATGGAATAAAAAGCTTTCGAGGTATTCACATAGTAACTGACATCGTTACCGTCCCTTTGAAAAAAGCCTAAGTAACCATCGACATTACGAAATGCTACTAGCTGAAACATGGTCACTTTCCATCATCTTGGGAGTTTAGATAGTTCGCGATTACGTCACCGTGACAAGCCGCAGGCTTGCAGTGACAACCGAGCGTCTTGCCCCTAAGTTTTTCGATATTTTCATCAAATTTTTCGGGCAGTTTCAAAAAACGCTTATCAAAATCATAAGCGAATTTGGCTATTACCTCATCGCGGGTGCCTTCTTTGCCCATCTGATAGGGGTTACCCCACAGGGTTCCCCGACCGATGTAAACATCGTAACTGTCACCATTATCTTTATTAGACACTTTGGTGATTTTTAAATTAATAATTCTCGTGGGTATCTCTTTCTCTCGCAATTCATTATCAAGGATAAAGAAACAATTTCTTTCTTCATCTTGAAAAAGAATAGCGTGTGTGACTTCCTTCAATGCTTCTTTATCTGTGCTAAATGGGATTGCCTGCAATCCCTTGGACTGTGAGTATTTCTCGATAAACCTATTTTCATCGGATACGAAAATCAGCTCAACTTTTTCAAGAGAGCTGATAATTTTATCGACTTTCCTTTCAAATTTTGAATATGAAAGGAAGTCGATCGGGTAGGCAATCAAGACTTTTGCATCGTTACTCATATTAAATCTTTGACAACCGCATCAGATTGATCCCACGCTTGCTTGAGATAATTTGCAACCAGCCGTCTATGGCACTGATGCGGCTGATGCTCACTGCACAACAAGCAACCTTCATCAATAATTTCAGGCTTTACGTGTTTTTCGATATTTCGTTTCGCCATAAGGTTGAGGAATTTATCCTCGTACTGCTGCCAAGAAATCTCTTTCTTTTGGTATGGCGACAAAATTTCTTTTGTAGGAGCCAGCTCAGGCACATGGACGTAATCAACGTCACATAATTCTTTCAGGAAGTATTTCAAATCGTCTCTTTTTGCAAAACCTGAGAGCTGAGAAATGTTGTTCAACCGAACGTCAACAATCCGCTTTGTACCTGATAATTTTATCAATGAGAAAAAGCGTTCTGCTTTTTTCTCCGTAAAACCTATCGTGAAAATCTTCATTTTTACCCCTTAAAATACTGCGGCGACTAGTTTATAGGCCTCGCCGTTGTAAGGCTCACCTAGGCTGATGGTGAAATAGCTTACGTTAGCCGCGTACTCGCCATTTTGCTGGGCCTTGTAGTGTTGCTCTGTCTCTGGATCTGTGACGGTCAGAGCATACTGAATGCGGTTATAGGTGAACTTGGCTCGTACAACACGCTTGGGATTACCGAATTGGGCACCCTCTGCACTGACCTTGAAGGTGACGTTCTGCGGCTGAATGAGGTAAAGGCTCTGACGGGGTTCAGTCAGGTGCTCAACAGAGACCCTATCGTTCACTCCTGAATAGCTGTGATTGCCATTCTCCCATAGGGTAGCCGGAGCATCCGTAATCCCTGCTAGGTCATTGACAACCATTTGGCCCGCTTTCTCCCAATAAATGGTGTCATCAATAATGTGGTTCTCTCGCTGGAAGCCAGCAGGGGCGGTATTCGTGAAGGTGATGTCGATAACATCCAGCTTTTGAGCCGTGGTCCCATCCTGATATTCACGATCCCGCTCGGTGATCTCGTGTGTTGCAGTCGTACCAATGGGACGCAGCCAAGCCCCCGTGTAGTCTCCCGTCGTCACCTTACCTGCCACACAGCGGCCACTGAGCTTACGAGAGTTTGCCAAGCAAATGATCCGGTATTGATACGGCATTTTGTATGTCCCTTCCATGATGGCTATATGCCCTGCAGCATCCTCTCTTTGCCCATCATGGATGGCAAGCCCTACTTTGGCGAACCCTCGACCGCACAGGCCAACGAACAAGTCTACGTCACAATGTAAGAGCTTCTAACGCACAATCGCTCGCGTGCTATGTAAAGCGAGGCGAACCCCGGCGTTTCGCACCATAGACGTTCACAGAAGGTGCTGCCCAGATGCGAGGGTAGGACTTAGTCGCTCAATTAAAAATTGCAGACGAAAAAAAACAGCGACTTGTTCGCTGCAGTTTGGCAAAAAATTGCTACAAACTACTGCTACAAATCGCTGTTTCTAGACCTTCGTAACTCATTGATTTACAAAGGTTTTTCTGTAATGGCGGAGAGATAGGGATTCGAACCCCTTCTTACGCGCCTATGGGCCGCTTCAGGCTAGAAAATACGGTATTCTCTGTCCCTGTCCTCGGCTTGCGGCGGCCAATAGCGGCCCCTGTTCTGCCCTAATTTTGCCCTAAAATCCCGCCAGCCTTCTGCGTTTCAGCAGCTATCACCTAGGATGCACTGGATCAGAACGGAGACTCTGTAGATTGAGATAGCCCCCCGCCCACCAGTTGGTTACTGAGCGACCTTTACCGCTGGCTACACAAAAGAACGGCTACAGAAATAAAGCCTTCTTTTGGGTAGCGCTATGTGTCAGTTCGGGCTGTTGTCCCTAGCGGACTTCCTCTCTCTATTCACCCTGCGTGATCACACCGCCCCGACCGCCCATAGTATTGGTACCGCCACCTAAACTTTTAATTTCCATAGCTGGAGTATTCTTAAAGGCATAATCACATCGTGTCGCCAGTTCAGTTGGCAGCGCCCCCCAGCCCTTAGCTTTATAGGTTTGAGTCACATCCAAACATATATAGAACAGATCAGTTATCCCCGTTACCTGATCTGAAATGTGTTGTATCGCAGCTGTCACCGTATTCACAGATGCTGGATCAACCCCGCCTCCAGCAACTGGCTTATTTGTAGCATTCGTAACTGCTGAAACAAATGCTTTTTCAGCCTTAGCTATATCTGCAGCGTAGCCATCAATTACGGCCTTAAGTGCTATACCATCAGGCTTATTCTTTTCAGCGGCCGATAGCGCGCTGTACTTATCCTCAGCATTTTCCTTGAGCTTCTTATAGGCTTCAACTAGATCTCGGCTGGGACCAATTGAGCTTGCCCCCGAAAGTTCAACACTCGGGCTTCGCAGCACACCAGTCAGTTGCTCAATAGCCATTAGCGCTACAGTGTTGCGCTGATTGCGAGTCAACATCATCTGATAAGTCGGCCCAGTAATACCTCCGTTCGCATATGCTTGACAGATTGAAAATAATTGATCTCGAAGTAGCTGAATTGAATGTGTCCGCAGTCCAATATTGGCGCCTGCCTCCGAATAAGCCGCAGCAATTTTGGCAACTTCTTGTTTTTCAACACTCATTGAAGCCGCCAATGTCTTAAGCGCATCAGGGCTTGGCTCCGAACAAATTATCTGGATTTTTCTGGAATTTGTTGTATCGCTGTCGTCTTGCCTTTCAGTGTAAAAAATAGCACGTTCCTCTGCCTCAAGCACTCTTGTGTGAGTGTAAGGGGTGCACGCGGACACCGACACGGCGACCAATAGCGTCAATGAAAATTTAGTAATTGATTTCATAGAAAGCGCATCCTTAATTCTAGTTAAGCATTGTAAGGAATTGCATATTTTTCCAGAATTAGCATAGAAGTCAAAATACCATCATGCCGGCTTGCGGAAAAAGTTTCACTCCTATGCTCAGATGCTGAGCATGCTGCGAGAATGGGACTAGAGCACAAGCAAAAATCGGCTGAGCATCATGACAATCACCCCACGAGTTTGCGTAGTAAAAGTCACTTTAGATACTAGAATGCAGACTAATTATACGAAAACAATCAGACTTTAAGCATCAAGAAGACTGCAACTCAAAACCATGCGCAGGAACGCCTGGCCACAACTCATATAGCACCTCGGGATGATTTAAACCTCCACTCCTAGGACTATCTGGAATATCTAAAGCTCTCGCTGCAGCGATGCTTAACTCGCCTATGCGGTTAGTCGGCCCCTTATCTGCAACTACACAATCCACGGACCGGCCATTCCAAGAAGCGCGAGCAAGACATCCTCGAACAACCCCGGTTGTTTTTTGCACAATTATCGATGGCACTACAATATAAGGGACGGTCTCAGCATCTACATAAGCACCTGGGTCATCACGCGCAAAGTGCCGATGCCGATACCATGTAGTCGAAGCAATAACTCCTCCTGAGAAAACAAACGGTTCATTATCTTCACCAAGTATAACAATACTTCTAGCCCAAGCATGGGCGCAGACAACTTTGCCGTTTACTACTCTCATGCCTCCGTTGGCCAGGAACTCCGAACCAGAATCATCGTCCATGTATGCTGCTCTAGCTCCGTTCTGGCCATTAGCACCGTCAGCGTCAATGTCCGCATCTGCCGTAAAATAGACCCTGCCGTCATCATCCTCACGTATTTCGCTCGAATACCCCTCACCAGCTACAGTTCCGATCACACGCATTTGAAACCTCCATGAAGTCAAATTACCGATGAAATCAGGTTCTTTTCTAGAAAAGCACATTTGGGGAAAACGTCAAGAAAACAAAACTGAACTATTTTAACATTTGGCTGTATTCATCTGATTTAACCAATTTATCCCCCGCAGTGCTCTTCCTTGTTCTGCTGGGCAACGCGCCGATACCGGACATTCCAATATGAACCGGACGCTAAAATAGGCCTTCCAAAGCATCCTTCTCCCAGTTCATGACCACCAGCTCCCCGCTGACCTCAGCTTTGCCCTGCCGATGGTTGGTTGTGCTGTAGCAAATGTCGACGGTCTCAAAATGGAATCCTTTAAACGCACGCCGCATGTCCGGGTGGTCGTTGATGCTGACCATCACCTTGCCCTTGCAGCGACCCATGAACTCTGCCATCCGTTCATAGTTCTCGAACGGGAAGTCGACGCCGTAACCGACGGTCTGCCAGTAGGGCGGATCCATGTAGTGAAACGTATGTGCACGATCATAGCGTTCAGCACATTCAAGCCACGGGAGGTTTTCGACGTAAGTGCCGGACAACCGCTGCCACGCTGCAGATAAGTTCTCCTCGATCCGCAGCAGGTTGATTGAGGGTGCGGTGGTGGCGGTGCCAAACGTCTGCCCCGTCACCTTGCCAGCAAAGGCATGGTGCTGCAGGTAGAAAAAACGGGCAGCGCGCTGGATGTCGGTGAGGGTTTCAGAGCGAGTCATCTTCTGCCACTCGAACACCTGGCGTGAACTGATCGCCCATTTGAACTGGCGCACGAATTCTTCCAGGTGATTCTGCACAACGCGGTACAGCGTCACCAGGTCCCCATTGATGTCGTTGAGGACTTCAACCGGCGCGGGTTGGGGACGCATGAAGTAGAGCGCGGCGCCGCCGGCGAAGACTTCAACGTAGCATTCGTGGGGCGGGAAGAGCGGAATAAGGCGATCGGCCAGACGGCGTTTGCCGCCCATCCAAGGGATGATGGGTGTGGACATATAATGCAAGGCCTTTGCTGTATGAATAAACAGTGCTAGGCTCGCTACGCTTTGTGCACGAAGCAGGAGCCTTGGCTGGACTTGCAGGGGAAAGCTGCAGGAAAGGTGGCCGGGTTGGATGTTGACGCATCCTGCCCGGTCGCTCCTTTTATTGCTGTGTAGAAACTTCTTTCGCGTAGGCCTGACATGCCCGCAAGGCAATTAATCCTTGGTCGCCGATATCGGTGATGCCGATAATTCGTTGAGCATGCGCTGGGTCAAGTTGGGCTCTACGGGCTGCATGAACCACGCCGACGGGGCTGGGGGTAGCAGGCACGTTGCAGCTACTGGCTGTATCCGTGGCGTCGAGAAGGACTGACAGCCGCACGTCAGCAGTGGCAAGGCGATCACGCAGAGTAGTCTGGTTACGTTGGGCATCGGAAAGTTCTCGGCTGTGTTGTTGGTCAGCGGCAGACAGCCGCTGTTCGGTAGCCAGGCGCTTATCCTGCTCGGCCTGGACTTGGGCGGTGGCGGCATTGCTGATCGAGGACAGATCCGTCAGGTGCAGTGCGGCTTGATTGGCCAATTTCCCGTCATAGCGCCAAGCCTGCACATGCCAAGCGGATCCGAAGGCAATACCCATCGCCACCAGCAGGCATGCCAGCTTCTGCAAAATAGTCATCACTAATCCTCCCAGCCAGGCAGATCAAAGGTCTGGCCTGCCAGTTCGTGCGAACAGTCATCCAGGAACTGAATGCGTCCATTGGTCACGAACGAATGGCAAACCCGTGGGCCGTCCGACCAGGTGTACCGGACCAATATCGACGGTGTGAAAGTGGGCGCATTGACGTTGCCGTTCCAGCCCCAGCGCGGACCAGGGCCTGCACCATGGGAAATACCGTGGGCCATGCCACAGCCTGGGCATTCAAAGAAAAGACTGTCGTCATTGGCTTTGGCCAACACCCGCGACAACCTAGTGAAGCCTGTACCGCTCATGCCAGCACCTTCAGCGCCATGTCGTACAGCGCCTGGCGATCATCCTGACCGTTGAGCCCACCATTGATGCGCCGCGTGATCTTCACGAACTCGCCACGATCGGCCAGAGCATTCAGTCCACGCGTCGACCAGAACCACGCAGCCGACATAGCGGCGTGCTGCGGCAGTTCAAGGAAGTCGGGGTGATTGATCAGGTCCAAGCCCAACGCCTCTCCGCACTCCCTGTAGTTTGCCCGACCGGTGATCTGAATCAGGCCACGGCCACGGTATCTGGAGCCGTCGCCCTTCACGGTGTTGCCCAGATCGGCGCGCCCCTCATACCCGGCCTGCTGCGCCGTTGGGCCCCAGATCTCGCGCACCCACTGCAGTTGACCAGACTCATGACCGACCTGGGCGATGAACGCAGACGCGCGCGATGTGCCGACGATGCCGTAACGGTTCATGGCCGTGTTCAAGGCAGGAACAAAAACGCCGGCATTGCGGCCGGCGTTCGGGAGAATCTGCAGCAGTTGCTGCTCAGTGATGGGCATACTTTTCTCCAGACGAAAAAAAACCGCACAACGGCGGCAATTGGAAGTGAAAACCAAGTTGAGTACACGGCGCAAGACCAAGATGAATCAGAGCAGGATAAGTATTGCGATAAGGAGTTCCCGAACCGTTATTACTTGTCAGTATTTATAGGAGGCACACTGCTATCATCCGCGCCATATTTTGCGCACTTATACAAGGAATGCGTTAATGGTTTTAAACCCTCCTAAAACCCCCAATAGCCAAGGATGGATTTGGGTCTATAAAAAAATAAGGCAATTTGGATTCTCTCGATTTACAGCCTTTTACAGAGCAACCCTCTATATTTTACGTGGAGATACTGGGACTTTCAGATTAAAAGATGGCTGGACCAAGTTCCGATTCCGGCGTTAGTTGTCTTCAGCAATCAGTAGCGCCTTCAAACTCAGGCAGTGTTTTCAGGTACTCGTATGCCTGCTTGAATGGGTTCTCGCCGTCCATGTCGTAGCGTGTCGTGTAGTACACATACGTCAAAGGGTCGCCGTTAGCCTGGGCGCAGGTCTGAACGCTGAAGGTCATTTCTGCCTTATCCGCACCTAAGGTAGCCACTGCAACAGTGACATATGCTCCCGTGACCTTTACGTTTTTGTAAATCACATCTAGTGCAAGTGCCATGCTAGTAGCCTCTGGAGGTTTAGATTGCGGCATTGCCGTTCACAGTGAGCCAATCGGTGGCGACGAGGCCTCTCGCATAGACCCATTGAGCTCCACCGGTACAGTCCGAGCAAAACGCCAGCGCCCCAATGTTGCTCGCCGCACTGAGAGCCAGCAGCTGTGCGCGCGTAAAGCTGTTGAAGTACAGCCCTGCACGTAGATGCTGCATACCGCCGGGGTTGTCGGTTTTTACGAGCTGAGTTATCTCGATCCCTGTCGACGTGACCACATTGCGCTTGCGCACGTTAGCGGGTGTGTCGAAGTCAGTGGCCATGGGCTCGACGTTGGAGACCACACCGGGTTGCGACGATGTCCTGCGAAGAACCACCCCGGTAGAGCTGGCAAATGCAAAAGAGCGAGTCATGGTCAGCGTAAAGTCCGACCCCGAGGAGGCGTCCCCCGTGATCGAAATTTCCCGACCTGGGCGATCACCAATGGTTGTACCGCGCGCGAGCCTGGATGCGGTGCCACGGTCATTGACCGCACGAGAAACGAACCCTAAGTTGAATCCGTTAAGCCCCAGAAATTCCCATAGCATCTCGGCGGCATAGGCCTGTGCGGCAGCCACCGGATGGATGCCATCGTCCGTCCCGAAGATGGTGTTCATATCGGCATGCGTGCCCAAGAGGTGATAGCTGTCGAAGTACAGATACGACGCCCCTTTGTTGCCGCAAAAGCCCTTCAGGTAGTGCCCGGACCTCATCTTGAATAAGTCGTTTAGGGTTCTCGGTGTAGACCCGATGAACAGCTTGTCGGCATAAGGACTAGACGCATCAAGAATACCTACCAGGTAGTTGAACGATGCATCAGCGGCTGCCCCATCCCCGAAGTCGTCGTCCATCTCAAAAGTGATGAGGTCCGGGTTTATGTCAGTCAGTGCCGACTGCCAGATCGATCGCCCCTGTGCGGATGCTGTTGCATCAGCCAACAAAAGGCCTCCACGGTTCATGGTCTGATACAGGTCGAGACCGGACACGGTGGTGTTGCGGGTATGCACAAAGAGTATGCGTACCGAGCCGCCAGATACGGTAGTCAACACAGCAGCGGTAGCCACTGCTTGCGTGTAAGACAAAACGCCAAGACCAGTAACGCCATCGGCAGCGGACACGGTTGCTACAACGGTACCGCCGACGGAAAGGTTCAGCGTGCCGGCGGAGGGCTCTTTGATGTAGTACACCTTCACCTCAGTAAAGGTTGGCGAAGATCCCGAACGAACCCAAAGCGCTGATGCGCCATCATTAAGACGACTGACGAGCCCAGTAGGCCAATACTGGTACTGGAGGGTTTCAGCAGTTACCAGAGAAGCGTTGTTGAGCGATAGGTCATACCCTCCAGTGGGCGTCCCTTCACCAGAGCCTGTGCCAGCGCTGTTGACGCCACTCATGTTAACCCCGCCCATCCGGCGATCCAGTGATGCGTTGAGCTGAAGCATTTTTGCCCCGGCCAAACTGTCACCTAGAATGACGACCCGCAGATGGGTGATAGCCGATGCGGCCGCAAAAAGCTTGCTGAACACTTTCCTCGGTTTTCGCAGACTCAGCTCAAGGGCCGCACTGACTGTAGTGCCCTTATCGCCGATCAAGCTCGCCCCTTTACCCGGATCGGTAGGGTTAGCAAGTGCTAACTGGATCGCCTGCCCGTCCGCATTCGGGGTATACCAAGCGAATCCCGTGTAAACACGCTCGATACCTTCAGAGGTATTGAAATATCGATCTCCAGCCACTAATGGTTGACCCAAAGGGTTTGTAACAGGGTCAGACGCCATCGGACCAAAGTTACGTCCTGCGTATTCCTTGGCGACATCAGCATAGGATTTAGAAACATCCGCATATTGGCGCGACGCACTTTCAACCTTATCGAGCAAGTACCGGGTTGGAATGCGCTTTCCTGTATCAAGAGCGGTTCCATTGTCATTGACATAGATCGCATAGGCGGCTTCATCTTCAGGTGCGACCACCTGAAAAATCTTACCGTTTGCAGTGGCTGCAAGCCCTAGTGGAATGGTTCTGTATACACCGTTAGTCAGAGCGAGAACATCGTCAGGGTCGGTTACAACTATATCGCGGACCAGAGGTGCGGAATATCCACCTCGATGAAGTTGCACATCAATTCGGTTGCTACTGGTGTAAAAAAAGACTCGGGCATTCTTATCCGCTAAAAACGGATTACCCAGAGGAACACTCCCCAATGAGTCCAGAAAAAGCGCCGCCCGCGTCTGGGTGCCGCTTACAAACACATCTACCGTTGCACCGGGCAACAGGGCACCGTCCTCAGACCTGGCGGCGAAGAATTGGATGGGCTGCATGGTGGCTCTCTATCAAGTGTTAAAGATGATCGCCGGAGCGAAGTTGAGTTGGCTACGTACACTGCTCCAGGTGTCGTACGCGGCAGCACAGAGGTAATACGTGGTGTCTGGCGTCAGTCCAGTGATCTGCCCCGTACGCGTTACGCCTTGATAGCCAACAGTTCCTGCAGTTGCTGGATCAAAGTCTTCCTCTGTTGAATACACAAACACATAGCCGGCCGCGTCTGGCTCAATACTGGCTGCGCAACTGACGTCCGCAGTGGTGGTGCCAGTAGCCGTGGCGGAGGCTCCAGTAACGGGCGCAGGCGCCGTATTCGTGACCAACAACGACACCAACTGTGCCTGGCCTGCAGCATTGCGCTCGATAACCTCCACGCGATAGCTGCGAATAAGCGCGCCGTCCAGCAGCGCATCTTCACGTTGGTACGTGAGCGCCGTGCTGGTGGTAGCCACCTCTCGAAGGAGAGCATTGCTGCCCGCGTGACGGATGCGCACAAGGCGATCCTCGGCCCGAGCACCTCCCATCCAACTCACAGTGAAATACGGCGCCTCGAAGGCACCGACCAGGGCAAGATTCTGCGCAGCATCAGGGGCCACCCGGGCGGGCGATAACGTGATGCTGTAGGCAGTGACATCCGCCAGATCCTCAAGCGCTCGACCAAACACGTTAAAAGAGCGGAACTTGACCCAGACGGTCTTGCCGACCTGGTCGGATGTGTAGCTGTACTTCCAGACCGCATCATCCAACCGCACAAAGGGTGAACCGGCCGAGTGACTGGAGATGGCCGTGCTCAGACGCCCGCGTCGCAGATACCCAAGCTCGTAGCCCCCGACGCCGGTGAGCACCGCGTCGCGGTAACTCAGCAGCTCACCGGCTACCCAGCAAAGCGTGGCGCCACTGTCCGCCTCGGCGGTCGTGGCGGCTGCCAGTTCGGTCGCTGCTGCCAGTTGCACCGACAAGGTGTTGACCGTATCGGGATCGCTTCCAGCGGCCAGCGCCGTCGTCAGTTGCCCCATGCGCGCCCTGCCGTAAATCGTCTCCGCTAACCGGTAGCTGTCTCCATCAGCACTGATCCAGATCTCGCACCCGCCCCAGGCTTCCCCCGTGCCGGCAACACCTCCCCAGATCTGCAACACGCCGGCGGGCAGCAAGCTCTCGGGTGGGTTGAACATGATGGGCGCCAGGACGGGGCCAGGTGAGACGTTCTGATTGCCCTGATAACCACTTTTGCTCTGCACGGGATAGTTGGGGGCGCTGCCGACGCCCAGCAACGCATCCTCGGCCACGATTACCAACTTACCCTGCTCGTCCTCCTCGACCGAAATCAGCCGGACCAGGCGCTGGTGCAGGTTTAATCCTGGCTCAGTGATCGTCACCAGGTCCATGGGCTCAAGGAGCACATGCTGCCAGCCGAGGGAGAACTCATATTCATTGCGCACATACAGCTTGCGCTGCACCAGCAACTGCGCCGCATGGGCACCGATGGCTATATCGCAGATTTCGTACGCTTTGATGGTGTCCATTGGCTTGGAGCCGAACTGCTCAATGGCAGCCTGATCAGGCGCACGCACCACGTCAGTGTTGTACTCATGGTCGCGATCGAGGATCTCCAGCGACACTTCGTTGTAGCTGTCGGCCTGGCTCTTGATCTTGAGCGAGACGGGAGGCTCACCATCCTCTGAAAGAAAGTCGTCATCAGTCAGATCCGCCACCGGCGTGATGTTCGGAAACCACGTCACCCCGTTGCCCGTGACAGCCTGGTCGCCGTAAGGGATCACCTTGAGTTGACCGGCAGACCACACCAACTCGCTGTTGGTCAGCTGCAGCCAACGCGCGATCGCCTCATTCGCCGGCGCCTGCTCGTCGAGCACCGGGCTCAAGAGTAAGTTTTCCGCCAAGCAATAGTTGCGGTAGTTCGACATGTCCGCGACCCATGCGGGGGTAAAACCAATGCCGTCCAACGGATCGAGCAACAGCCCGGGCAGGAAGTCGCCCGGGTTAGCATCCGGTAGGCCAGGTACTTGATAACGCCCGTCCACCTCAAACGTATGATTCTGAACGCCGGCGTTATCGTTGAGCAGATACCTGCTGGAAAAAACGTAGGCCGTGTCAGCGTAGGCAATCGCTTCGGCAGGGTGGCGAGTTTGAAGAAACCCCCACACCGCCTGATCGTGAGTGCCATTGGCGTAGTTCAAGCCAATCTGCGCCAGTGAGGAAAACACCTCTTTGTCACGAAATACGCGGTGAATCGCACCCAACGGGCCTCGTCCGACGGCCAAAATGATAGCCGCGTAGTAGGTGTAGGTCGTGTCTTTTTGGGTGGCCCCGCCGCCTCCTTTCCCCCCCGACTTTTTCGTCGTGGTTTTGGCGACCGCTTCAAAGTCACTGTAATAAATGAGGTTAGGGCTAATGCGGTTCCGGCCCGCTATCCAGGCGATCGGCTTGCCACTCGCACTGCTCTGGATCTGCAACGCGTTGATACGTGTCGCGCTGTTGGAAATGGTACTACTGCTGCCCCCCATCGCTGACTCCATATCGGTTAAGTGTGTAATAACGCACGGTGTGGCTGGAGAGCCGCTCCTCGCGCATGTCTGCAAACTCGACGCCGATGTCCCGATAGGCGTGAATGACGCGGTGCTCATCGACCACCACTGCGCCATGACTGAAGGTACGGCCGAATTTCCAGACCGCGACATCGCCACGCTGCGGGACATCGATCTGTTGGCCGTAAAGCTCCAGCCAGCCCAGATAACGCTCCTCACTGCGATGCAGGTGCCAGTCCTGGGCATACGCCCCGGGATCGATCAAGGGAATCAACCCGGCGGCGTGATACACCTCGATCAGCAACCACGCGCAATCGACGCCAACGCCGAGCAAGTGCTGTCGGTGCTGGTACGGCGTGCGCAACCAACGCTCGGCCTGCGCGATCACAGCATCACGCTGCAGTACTTCACATGGGCTCATACCGATGTCTCCGCGACGGGAATGAACGGCATGCCCCGGTACCGCGCTCGGTTGCCGAATTTGTTGGTGCAGGCATCCAGCGTCCGTGGGCAACCCGGGTAAATCAGAAACTGATCACCCGCTACTGGTACGCCTGGCAATCCCAGGATCATCGTCACGGCACCATCTGCCGTAAACCTGCGTACCGTGCGGGATACCCCTGCATTGGCGCCGTTAACGAAGCGGATGACGCCTTGGTCGAACCAGCCCTGGCCGGCAGGCACATTGGAGTTCACGCGCAGGGCCGTGCTGCCGCCCTGGACCACACCCACGGTTTCAAACAGGGCGCGATTCACCCCGCAATCGGCGCTGTACACCGTGCGCAGGCACGAGGGCTGATAGACGCCCCGGGGCACCTTGGTATCCAGCAGCTCGATCGGAGACTTGACTGTCACCGTCGCCTGCTCGCGATCAGCAGGATCCACCTCCGCAACCCTACCGATGAAGCGTGTGACCGTACCCACGACCGGCGAGCGCCAATCGGCCATAAACGCTCGGACAAGGTTCAGGGTGGCCCCGTCAAAACCGCCGCCGGCAATGAATGGCAGCAAGGGCTCGCCGAACACGGTGTCGTCCATGCCGGCGGTAAAGGTCACGTTCAACGTGTCGACCTCAATCCCGCGCACCGCACGCACGCCGGTCCGCTTGATCAAAGGCCCGCTGGCCGAATAGTTCTGTCCCGCATAGAAGACCTGCAAACCCGCATCGGTGTAACGCAGCACCTGGCCGCTGGCCAGGGCAATCGTGTACAGATCCGCCATGACGAAACTGCGCGCCGTGGCCAGAAAGGCTTTCAATTCAGGTGTGGCATCGATCATGGTTTGATACTCGTGAACGCGATGTTTTTGAGTTCCCAGATCGCGCGATAAGGCTGAGCTCCGTCGAGCGAGTCCGCCTCGAAAGCACAGCGAAAATAGAACGCCCCGCTCCACACCAACGCCGCGTTCATCGGCGGGGCCACCGTAAAGGTGATGCGCCCCAGCTCATCCACAGTGAAGGCTAAAGTGGGAGCACCACTTACAGTCACCACATCCACATTGACGACGCCATAGACCGGTTCTACCCAGTGACCGATTTCCCTGGACAGCTGGAAAGTTCGCGTAGTGCCATCACCAGTGCCAAAGCGCTGAAGCGTTACCAAATGATCGCTACGATCAAAGAATAGGAACTCGCCGAATTGCCCTTTACGCTGATTAAAGAACTCAATCAGCATCGACCATTCATCCAACCCGGGACGCTTACGCACGGCGTTGTAACTCAGCTGGAAAGACCACAGCGGCGCCGGGTAGTACGCCGTTGTCCGGCGGCGACCACTGACGGCTTTCTGCACACCAGTACTCCACTCTGGCGCCTTTTTTGAAAGCAACGTTTGCCCGGGCAGGCGTGGCAGAACACCTTCGGCCACCACGCCAACGTCGGGATAACTGGCGACCCAACGCGCCGGCCAAAAAGGTCCTAACGACATCTCGCCCCCTAAGTTTTGATGGCGCCGTTGCGCCGCATTTTTTGCATTTCTTCTGCCAACACCCGCGCACCACGCCGAATATCAGCGGGTGACATCCGACCACTGCTGTCGTGGTAGTGATAGCTGTTGCCAGCGCCCCCCAGTTGCCCTTCCCCACTCGCGGCTTGGCGAATGACATTGGCATATTGTTTGGGCAGCACCATCTCCTGCTCATGCAACTGAGTCATGGGGTTGGTACCGGCAGGAATGTCGTAGCCGCCCTCGGCCGAGGCGACGTTTTTCACCAGACCAAACACGAAAGCACCGGCGGCAACCGCAGCCGCCGCGCCCAAGATCGGCCCAATGATCGGAATGGCCGACATTGCTGCAAAAGCACCAGCCATGGCCTGCCATGCACTGGCAATGATGTTCTTGATCGTGGCAGCACCCCAGATCGCTACGGACATGGCTGCACCGCCTGCCTCTGCTGCTGTTCGAACGCCGACACCGACTACCGTCGCACCGGTTTTAGCCGTCTCACCGAAGATCCAGGCCATCAGCGGCTTGGTGACCATGTTCTCAACGAATGCGGTGCCGACGCTGGTGAAGATCCCACGAAGCAGGCCCTGGGTGCTCATGGTGCCACTCAAGATCCCGCTCAGCCCGCTCGACCAACTGGTCCGCAGACTGTCGACCATGCCCGTCCAGTTACTTTGCGACTCAAAGGTTTGCTGCCTGCCAATCACCGCCATGCTGTTGCGGTGCCTTTGTTCCAGCGCCAGGATCTGCTGCTGGACCTGCTGCAGAGCGACCGAGTTGCGGTCAGGATCCTGCTCCAGCAGCGCTTTACGCTCGGCCAATGCCTGGGCTTCGATCGCATACCGTTGCTTTTCGAACTCGGCCTGGGCCTGTAGCAGTTGGCCTTGAGTGATCAGATTGGCCTGCAGATCCAGCTGGGCCATCTGCTCGGCATGCGCGACATCGGTGAGACGCGCCTGCTGATCGGCGGCCAACTGCTGCTGTTTCATGTTGGTGATTTGCTGCTGCTTTTCGCGCTCGACAGCGACCACCTCTGCCGCAGCCTTGCGGTATTCCTGGCTGTCCTGACCATAGAGTTGCCGGCTGCGCTCAAGGGTCTGCTGAGCGATCTGCAGGCGCGCGTCCATATTGTTGCGGTATTGCTGTGCCTGGGCCTGTAGATCGGCAAATGCTTGGCCTTCGTCCTGCCGGCGCAACGCATTCAATGACGCCAGGTAATTACGCTGAACGCTCAGCCGCTCTGCCGCGCTCAAATCCGTGCGTTTGAGAATGCCCTGCCAGTACTGCATTTCCTGCTGCTCGGAGAACTGCAGAAAGGTGCCCTGCTCTGCCTGCTGCTGGGCGTGAGCGACCTTTTGCGCGTCCAGTGCTTCGGCCCACTCACTGACCCGTGACTTGGTCTTCGTCGGCGCACTTACCGGGTCATCCGCTTTTTTAGAGGGAGTTGTGGATTCAACGACTTTTTTCCGATGCTCGACAGCTGCCGCGTAAGCCTGCTCCAGCTTGGTCAACTGGGCGACTTCAACGCCGTAAGCGGTCGGGCTTGTCCTGCCCTGCTGTGGTGCTTTGGTCAGGGCCGTATTGCCGGTCGCGGCCATCTCCGCCACTTTGCGTCGCTGCTCTTCGATACGAGCGGAGCGAGAGCGCATACCCGCGTCGACTTCTTCCAGCTTGCTGGACACCAACTGCATGTTTTCCAGCAACAGGCGCTCCTCTACCAGCGACGCCTCCAATTGAGCCTTCCCACCCCCACCGCGCGGGCCGGCAATGACGGTCCCTAACATCGCTTCGTAGCGCGCGACATTAGCCGCCACCTCATCAACGGTAAGGCCTACTCCGGTCATGCCTTTCAGCAGGTTGTTGAACCAACTGGCAGTCTCCGACAGCCGCTTGTTCAGACTGATGAAGACCGGCTCAAGAATGGTGCCGATGGTGACTTGCAGTTGGTTGCTTTTGGAGTCGAGTTCGGCCTGGCTGCCGGTCAACCCATCTGCCGCCTTGGCAGCATTACCGACCTGGGCCTCGGTCTCTTTCATGATGCCGTTGTATTCGGCCGTGATCTTTTGCGAGTCCGACAACTTTTCGCGACTGGTGCCTATGCTCTTGGCATATTCGTCCCACATCTTGGCGACGTTTTTCGTGACACCGGCGTTATCCACCAGCACTGAGTTTTCGTTTTTCAAGCCCTCGGTGGCCGACACCACAGCTTCCGACATGCTGAGATTGGCTTGCCGGTTGAACGCTGCAGCGTCTTTAAGGCGGTTGATCACAGCCACCGCCTGGTCGACGTTGTAGCCACGGCTGAGCAGGTTTTGCAGGGCTTTGGCCGCGTCACCGACGCTGAGCAAACCGTCGGAGGCGAGCTTATTGGCCTCATCCATGGCCCGGCCAATACCGACGCCGGCATGATTGGCCACAGCTTCCAGGCCACGATAGGCAGACTCCTGTTGGATCGCCGCTTCCTTGCTATCGCTAACGATCTGGCCAAGCTTAAAAGCACCCAGACCAAACACACCCGCAATGCCAGCCGCCACGCCACCGAGGCCCGAGCGCATGATGGTGCTGACGCCGGAGAACGCCTCATTCACTGCTGGACCGAATCGAGCGAGACGGGTTTGACTGCCGACCATCTCGGTGTTGATTGCCCGCAGCTCCCGACTAAATGTCGTCCGGGCGTCACGCATATTGCGCTCAATGCTTTCAACGGCACGGTCGAAACCCTGAGTGCCTGCCGTGAACTGGTAAGCGATATTCCTATCCATATTTTAACCTCAACATACAGGGATATAACGCGCCAACACGAAGACTCTATTAATCCCACTAATAGAGAAAAGAGAAAGATTGAAATCTTCTAAGCAAGAAAGTCCTAAAATGGCTCATCCGAAAAACCTACAAAGCGCTCGGGAACGTCAATACAGAGCCTAAGACTTACGAAAATATTGCTTGAACCAAATATAATTTCTGACTTTAATCGTTAGCAAAGACGAAAAAAACCATGTAAAAATCTTAAAACCGAGCTAACCACAGTTTAAAAATACTCCACCCTGACAAATTATAACCATTAGTCTCCCAAGACTCTCATAGGTGTAACATTTGACAAGAATTTACACTTCAGCTTGAGAGGATAGCCCGTGTCAAAATACTCCGGGAAACTTGCCGCACTTGAAGCACTCAGAGGAGCAGCCGCGCTATACGTCTTTCTCCATCACGCCCACTTAATGCCAAACCAAGGACTTGGCATGCTACTTTACTTCGGGCAAGAGGCAGTAATTATATTCTTTATCCTCTCAGGCTTTGTCATCTGCTATTCCGCAAGCCGCCATCAAATGCACTGGCCAGAATACTTAATTCATCGTGCCAAAAGAATATATCCAATTTTCCTTATTGCGCTGGTTCTAGCCTACCTATCTCAATCTCTAGTTGCAGAGACATGGCTAGAATTGGAATGGGGCAGCTTGACCGGAAATATTTTTATGCTGCAAGACGTGTCAGCTTTGAAAAGGGGTGTGTGGTTTGACACCTACTATGGAAACTCACCTCTATGGTCCCTATCTTACGAATGGTGGTTCTATGTCATCTTCATCCCTTTGGGTCTATATGGGCGCTTCGCTAAAAATAAATACTTTATCTATGCATTAATTTTATCCGTGTCTGGCTTTCTCGGATACCAGTATATGCCAAATCAATTATGCCTATATTTAGGCTATTTCTTCATCTGGTGGGCCGGGGTAGAGCTAGCCAAAGAATATATTAAGGTTGGCGCACTTAGCTTTAAAAAACAACGACCCATGCTATTAGGACTTGCGCTAATGACTGGGCTCTGGTCCTTGCCGGTAGTGATACAGCTAGCTAAACACATTGAAATGCAATTAGGTACAGATCCGATTTTGCAGTTCCGCCATCATTTAGCAGCTCTAATATTCGTAGTCCTCGGGATAACCATTTCACAGAGAAAGCTACAGATTCCCAGTTGGCTTATGCGCCCCTTTATTATATTGGCCCCCATATCTTACGCGATATATCTCACACACCAACCATTGCTTAACATCGCACAGAAAATGATCGGCAATAGTTCGCCATTCATCTCTTTTCTTTTAGCTCTACCTAGCGCACTGCTCTTGGGATGGCTACTCGAAGTCCGAATGCAATCATGGATAAACGGTATTATTGCGAGAATCTATCCATCATCAAAACAAGTAGTACAAGAATCGAAAAAAATACAACCAATTTAAACAAGGTAGAGCCATAACTACTGAGCTAAGGAGAAAGTATCCAGTGCATTTCTTAAATGCTCTGGCAATTCATCTCGCACGTCCGCAGCTATTGCAGCCAAATTGCTATAAAGGTCATTTGTGCACGTGACTTCCTCGGCTGGTTTGAAATTCATGTAGCCAGCTACAAGGACATGGACCGGCGGATGATTGCGCCAGTAGTTCGTCATATGGCCCACCATGATCATGTCCCAGTCACGCCGGAGCGTGACCGGGCTTTGCCCGGTACTGGCGATCAGGTGAGCGTAGAGTTGGCCCCAGTCGAAGGGGCCTGGCCTTCCCCCGGTGCCGGCTCCGTGACTTCAAGGCCAGAGGCGCTCATGACGGCATCCAACGCCTCCCGCATATTGCGAAGGTCCAGCAGCGCTGCCACTTCTGCACGCTCGATGTCGGGATAGTTCCGACGCAGTGCTGCATGGGTGGCATCGATCACCGTCGCGATACTGTCCCGGTCCATGTTGCCGGCCATCACCGCGTTGATCCGCTCCAGCAGTTGCTCCAGATCCCCCAGCGCCAGGGGTGGGATGACTAGCGTTTTCCCTGGAAACGGGAACGAAACGCCGGGGACATTCACGACCGTCATTCGTTGGCACTCCAATAGCACACCTCGCCGAACTCATCCGCGTAGCCGGTGAATTCAAAGTCCGGGATGGTGTAGTCGTCCTGTTTGGTGGCGATCCCCAGCTTGTTGCTGACAAAGTTCGGCACGCGCACGTACACAGTCTTGCCCTTGTATTTCAGGACCAGCTCGCCCTGGAATACAGGCATGTCACCCATGGGCAGGTTTTTCACCGACAGGCTTTTACCCGTCGTAACGGTGTAGCGGTAATCAATGAACACCGACTTGGCCACGTCTGCAGCGGCAAATGCATACTCCCGCGTGGCGGCATCAAAGGTGTACTGCCCAACTGTCGGCGCGCTCAGTACCCTTACGTAAGGGATCGCACCGGCGCCCCGTACCCCAAGATCACCAGAGAGCGTCCCGCCCGCTGGAGGCTCCACGGTGATCGTGCCCCCTCCCGGCACCACTGTGGGCTCCTTGGAGTGATGAACTAACACCTGGCCGCTGGTCAGGGTCTGCCCGAATACCAGCTGATTCCACTGCAGCAGGCTGATCTGTGCGGACTTGGCCTTGCCAGTCAGCTTGCCCTGGCCCCGCGCCGCGTCGACCGCAAACTGCTCGCTGCCGAACAGTTCCTTGGAATCAAACGACAGGTCCACCGATGCTTCTTGCATGATGCCCAGCAGGATGGGGGTCGGCGCGGAAATGGCGTTGCCATAGGCGTCCATCAGCGGAGTGGCGTAAAACAACCCGCTGCCGAATGCGATTTGCATAATGTGTTCCTCAGTAAAAGTTAGGTCCGGCCGTCAGGTCGCCGGTGTTGCACAGGTAGGTGAATCGGTAACGCACCATGCAGTTGCCGGCAGTGTTGTCGCCTTCGTCCTCGATCCAGTCGATATAGAAGCGCTGCACCCGATCCGCTTCTTCAAAGGCGTCCTCTGCCATCAGGACCGCATGCACGGCCACCTTGACCAAGTCAGCCACCTGATCCCAGGCAGCACCTGTGATCGTGTCCTCCCGGGCGATGATTTCCACCGTCAGCTCGAACTGGTTGCGATCCACGACCGCGCTTTCGCGCTCACACGTTTCAAGGTCAGGGCGCAGCACGATCGCCGGCGTCATGTCCCGTTTGATCGCCTCAGTGCGACTCCGATATACCCGGTCTGCCGCCAACGTACCGGCGGCCAGAATCAGCGCCTGCGCCTTTGCGACGATGCGTTCTTGAATCGAGGGCATGAGGGTTAAACCTTGGTGAGGGAGGCCAGGCTAAAGGCGCCGTCATCCATCATCCGGCGGTCACGAACGCGAAAATTCACGCCGTCGACGGTGATCAGTTTGGGATTGTCGATGCCCAGGCGCTCGGCCTCGGCGGTGATGACCAGGATCTCGTAGCCGGTCGACTGGCTGTTGGTGCCGCCCATGCCGTGGATTTCGTCCGGCATATCCCGCGCGGCCAGAAACGGCTGACCATCTACCATCCCGCCAACGTCGAAGTCCTCAAGGAAGCCCCTGAGATCTTCGTCAAGCATCAGGGCTCACCTTGACGGGCTTGCGTCCGCCCTCGCCCGCAGCGGGAGATGCCGGTGGCGGCTCGGCCACCAACACGTCCAGCTGGTGACGAAAACGCTCGGCCACGTCGTCAGGCAACTCGATCATGCCCCCCGGACCGGTCAGTTTGTCATCTGGCCCGCGAAAGGAGCCGGATAGCACGGTGTAGGATTTATTCGGCATTACGCTCTCCTACGACCTTGTCCAGTTTCGATAACCGCTGCCCCAATGCCTTGTCCGGTTCGCCGGGAATCACAATCACCTCCCCCGCTTTGAACTGAACAGGCGACACAATGATGTAGCGACCCTTCTTGTTTTCGACCGGCTCCAGGTTGTGCGCACGCGCACTGGCCTGGGCCGCATTCAGGATCAGTTCCCCCCCATAAAGGGTGATCGTCTGTTCCACGCGGTATTTCGGCATATCAATGCCCTCAGTGAGGTGTCAGGCCGAAAGGCTTACGCCACCAGTTGGTTAAGAACGGCATACTGCCAGCGCCCAAAACCCACGTTGCGCCAGGTGTCGACGCCATACTGATGAGCATCGTTGTCGAACTCGTACTCCGAGCCCTCGGCCTTGGCTTTCATGGCCACGTCGGTTTCCTGTTGGCGGATGAACGCTTTCAAACGACCGTCCGTGCGGAAGGTCACGAACTTGTCCTGCCAGGCGTTGAGGCGCACGTTGCCCACCACGCGAACCACCACGTTGTCCGGCATCACTATTTCGCTGATGTCAGTACCGCGCGGGACACTGAGCGCCGCCTGCGCGACGCTCAGCAGATTGAACGGCACCATCACCAGAAACTCGCGGGCGAGCTCGTTGATAGGTTCGCCTTGGTCATCCTTCAGGCTGGTCAACTGGGTGACCGACCGAGCAACTGCCTGCTGAAACTCCTCGACGCTAGGGTGAGTGGGGGAACCATGAAGCTTTGCCGGCAGTTCGGAGATCTTGGTGGTGATCTTGTTGGACTGCATCCCGCTCTGACCTTCTTCATGGTCAGTATCAAAAAAATACTGGCCGTCGTAGCAGGTCTGGCTTTCGCCGTTGAGCAGCAGCACCGACAGCAGTCGTGCCCAGTGCGCGTTAGTGCGGTCGGCCAGCTCGCCCAGGCGGATGCGCAACTGTCCAGTTTTGTCGCGGCGCAGCTCGGTGACCAGCACTTCGAGGGTGGCCTCAAAATGCAGGTTTTCGATTTCGAGATCAGCGCTGATAAAGCCCTTGGCGTGGCGACCACCAATCCACTCACGCAAGGTCGGCACCATGCCGATCCACGGATAGGTTTCTTTGGCCTGGTCGGAGTCGAACAGGTTGGACACGGCGTCGATCCAGTTCGACCCCACATTCTGCTCGAGCAGTTCGTAAAACATGCCGATGATGGCACGGCTGGAAAGTACTTCAGCACCCATGGGTGATTCTCCTTAAGAAGGATACGGTCAGAAAAAACAGTCTGAAAAACGGGTTGAGTGTTGCGTTAGGCCGCTATGGGGATGGCCTGGGCGGTGAACTTGACGATGCCGACGCCGGTGCGCACGAATCGGTGAACATGCCCGATCAGGCTGTTCCCGGCGGCGGTGAGCAGAAACGTGCCGCTGTCGCTGGCATACACCGGCTTACCGATGTCGGTGATCGCCAGCGCAGTGACGGGCAGTTCAACTTTGCCCACTTCGCGAAGACGCACGCGCGCTGCTGCAGCGGCACCGATTCGATTATCGACGCCGCGATCGGCGAAGCCCACGAACAGGTCGCCTGCCGCCAGAGGTCGCGCAAGGCCGTTGGCCGCGACAATGCCAACCGCCGAGCCTTCGAAAATCTGCACACCGGCCGCGACCGACAAATCGTTGATGTCCCCGATTTCATAAGCGCGGGGGGTGTCGAGTGTAAGAGGCATAGGATTCTCCAGAGCCATGGGTGGAAAGGGGTTACCCGGTACTTACTTTTTCAGGACCTTGACCAGGCCCCGCTCGGTGGCCTTGCGGTAGCCGTGATAAGCCTCGAAGGTGCCAAACTCGGCCCGCAGCTCTTTGTCGCCGTCCCAGGTCGCCTTGGCGCGTTCCTCCAGCGGCGCCTCGGGATCCTCCTTCACAGCCTCAGGGGCTGCCGGTGGCGTCAGCGCGTTGGGCACCGGCGCAGGCGCCTGGGCACGAATGTCGGCCAGCGCACCGGCGCGTTTGGTTTTTTCGGCGCCGATGACCTGCGCCGCCGCTTCGGCACCGCTGGTTTTGCCGTCGAACTTGAGCGTGGCGATCAACTCTTCATGCCCGGGCAGCGCGGCCGCTTCCACCGCCTGGATGCGTTCGCACTCAGCGCGGGCGCCGGCAGCTGCACCAGCGGCATGCGCGTCATGTTCCAGGCTGGCCAGCAGCTCGGCATGATTCGCGGCCAGGTATTCGCGGTTGATAACGGGTTTGTCTGCAGTCGGCGCGGGGGCGTTACTGCTGGTGGTGGTGGACATAGGTTTTTCTCCAAAAGAACTGCTGTTGAACTCGGCAATGAGTTGTTCAAGGGTGGATTCACGGTCGGCCATGCCCAATGCCACGGCATCGGAGCCAATCCGCATATCGCCCTGGCCGAAGTCGGCCAAAACGGTTTCAACACTGAGGCCACGGTAATTGGCGACGTCCTCGACAAAGATGTCAGTCAGCCGGTCGACATGCGCCTGGGCCACTGCCCGCCCTGACTCGGTACCGAAGTCAGGGCGCTTTTTCGGGCTCTGGCTGCTGACGATCTCGAAACTGCCGTCGTCGTCGCTTTTGCGCACCGTCAGCACCGTGCCGATGGAGCCCACGGCGCCGGTGCGGCTCATGACGATTTCGTGGGCTGCTGCAGCTATCCAGTAGCCAGCGCTGGCCGCGTTACCGGACACATACGCAACCACCCGCTTGGGCGAGGCGCGGATCATCTGGCCAAATTCAGCGATGCCGCTGGCAATCCCACCCGGCGTGTCCATCACCAGGATGATGGTGTCGGTGCGCGGATCGTCGACGGCGGTGGTGAACTCCTTGGCCAGCACATCCAGCGACGTCGCACCGGACAGCGCCGTAAACAAGTTGGCGTAGCGGAACACCGGGCCGGTGACGGGCAGCAACGCCACATTGCCGCGTTGAGTCACCGCGCGGCTGTTCTGCAAGGGTTTGCCCTGCCTGGCCTCCAAGGCTTCCGGGCCTTCATGCTCCCGGCGGGCGATGGCGGTGATGGTCTGCAGCATGTCCGGGGTGATGGCCCAGGGCTCGCGTGATACCAGGTCGAACGCCGTCACCCGGTGCACGGGAGGTGCATCGATTGGGTTGTCGCTCATAGTCAGGTCCGTTCAGGAAGATCAGGATTGGCCGCAGGCTCATCCTCGGGGCGAGCCATTGGTGAGACAGATAGGCCGTCATCGCGCCTACGCTTCACTTCAAGCGCACGCTGTTCGTGGTTCTCTTCCCAGTCGCTGCCGTCGTAAAGCATGGATTCCTTGGCGAGCGTGCTGACGCCAATATCGATGCGCTTTTCGGCGGCATTGATGTCTTTGAGCGGATCAACGGTGCCAGGACCATCACCCACCCATAGCGACCCGCTGTACGCATAGCGCAGCAACGGGTGGTCGAAAAACCCGGGAGCCTCAATGTCCCCCTGCGCCACAGCCTCTTCAAGCCAATGCTCGTACACGGGCTGGCAGAAATGTTGGCCCAGGAAATCACGGCAACCGCGAACGAACTGCCAAGCCTCCATCACCGCAGCACGTGCGGCGGTGTAACTGGCGGTAAAGTGCTTAATCAGCACCTCGTAAGGCAGCTCCAGGGCCATGCCGATCTGTCGAAGCATGGCGAGTACGAACGGATCGAATGCCATGTTCGGGCGACCGGGTGATGCGGTATCGATCGACGCACCGTCGTCCAGCTCGGCGACAATGCCGCCACTGAGTGAGCCATCCCAACCGCCCTGGTCGCGCCCGGCGGGTTTATCGCCACCTACCGGTGTGTTGCCAGTAACGGCCGATGCCAAAGGGCTCAGATTGCCGCTCTGCCCTGGCTTGATGAACACGGCGAAGAACGCAGACACCACCGCCGCTTCCAGCTCGGCATCGGTGTAACGGTCCAACTGCTTGAGCTTCTCGATCACCGGCGCCAAATACGGCACACCGCGTGGCTGGCCCACCCGACGACGCCGGTACACATGCAGCAGCACCCGACCGCCGCGCTCGTTGAAGAACGGGCGGTCATCCCAGACGCGCTCTTTGACGCCGAGTGCCCCCGGGTGACTGCGCAAAATGTGAGCCTTGATCGGTGCACCATCGGCGTCACGCTCAATGCCGGCCGTGAGGGCTTCCGTGTCCGCCTTATTGCTAGGGTTACAAACCCGGTCGGCCTCAATCAGTTGGATGCACGCCGAGTAGTGCTGACCCGGTTGTTCTTTGTGCGTGAGCAACGTAAAGACGTCACCGCTGCTCAGCACAGATCGCCAGGTCAGATCCTGCAGACCATAGAAATTCTGCTCGCGGGTGATGTCGCAGCTGGTGGTTTCCGCCCAGGACTTGAACAGCGATTCGGTTTTGCGCTGCCACTCCCTGGCTTGGTCTTCGTCCCAGCCCAAAATCGAGCGATTGACCACTGACTTAAGCGCCAGGCCGGTGCCGACCGTTTTCGTCGTCACCGTATTGATCGCACCACCACCGATGGGGTTGTTGCGTTCAAGGTCTCGGCAGCGTTCGCGAAGCGTGGGCAAGTCGGGCAGCAGATCTGCTGCCGCACTGCCTGCCGTCGGGGTCCAGGCGCTCAACGTGCGCTTGGACTTCGACGCGCCGCTGTAACCGCCCAAGGCAGTCATGGTCAACCGGGCGTGCATGCGCTTGGCGCCGCGCTCGGGGCTGAGCCAGGTGATGGCCTTATCCAGCAGCGTCGGCTCTGGCACTTTCGGCGCGCGGCTCATCGCGGCGTAATCCCACGCAGGACGATCCCCCGAGTGCGACCGCTCTCCAGGCGATCAACTTGCTGTTGCCAGTAGTCGATCGTCTTGGTGATTTCGGCAAGGTCGGCGTATTCCAATTGCCGGGTGCCGATGCGATAGCTCTGCTTTTGGCTGACCTTCATGCTCGCATCGAGCCAGGCTTGCAGCTGGCCCTGCGCTTGTTCCAGGGTGATAGCCATGAATTAATTCCTGCGTTGGGAGAGCACGCGCATTGCACTACGGCGCCCAGAAACAACTCTCCCGCCAGAGGGCGGGAGATCGGGTGGTTCGACTGGTGGTGCGGGGGCCGGACTGGTCCCGTCCGTTTCGGAATCGGGATCTGGCTCGGATTGATCCGGCTCGGGCGGGTCAAACAACGCACCTTGCCGGATCTGTGCATCGAGCCCAGCCCAGTCATGCTCGCGCATCAAGTGCGTTTTCAGGGAGCGGGCCGCGTGCAACGCATACGTCTCGCAGTCGGTACCTTCGTTCGGTTGGCCGGCCTTTTTCTGCCAGACCTTGCGGTAGTGGTGACGCCGGCTGGGCGCCTTCACTTCGGCGGTGATTTGCCGGAAATAATCCGGGCGCACCGTTTTGTAAAAGTGCATCCGACCAGGGCCGTCACCGGTCAATGGCAGCCGGCCCTCAATCCACAGATCCTTGGCCCGCGAGGTACCGACAATGTAAGGGCGCAGACCGTACTTCGAGGCCTTTTGCTCTTTGTCCGTATCCACACCTTGCCGAGGCGCACTGAAGATCTCCATTCGTTCATCGGCACGGGTATCGCCACGCTCGCTCGCGCCCTTGATCGCCATCACACCGTTGCGCTGATGCTTACGACAGAACGCATACGCCGCGTCTTGGGTGATGGTGCCGTCCGAGGTATCCAGCGAAGTAGCCATCACCCTCAGTTTGGCACCGCAGGCATGTGGAATCGGCGCAAACAGCAACTTTTCCAGATCCAGCCAGACGCCCTGGTTAGGCAGTACCACCTCGCCGTAAATCTCGCCCCAGTAGATCAGCCAGGACTCCTCGCCTCGGCCCCAGGCCCGCATCACCACCGCCAGGCGATCGTGCTGCACGTCAACACCGGCGGTGATCACCAAGCCGCCCGTGGGCACAAACATCTCCGGGTAATCCTCCGCTCGCTCAGCCAGTTTATCTGCCTCAGGCAGATCGGATTTGTACTCGTAGGCACGGCCCTGTTTCTGGTTGACGAACTTGATCAATACCGATAGATCGCCCAGAGATGCGCGATGTTCAGCATTGAGTTTCTCGCGAACAATTTCGGCCAGGTGGGTACCGGGCAAACATGCGTAGAGTTCGTTGAGTTCAATGAATCCAGCGCGCCCGAAAAAAGGTTTGGTCGGCACCCAACCGCAATAAGGATCGCCCGCGTCAATTGCATTGAACACCGTGTTGCGGATGTTTTCTTTTCGCTGGTAATCGTCCCAAATATCGCCACAGTGCGGGCAGGCGTAGCCAGCCGTTTCCGGATCCGCACGCCCGTAAATCTCGTGGGGCTGTGCCTCCTCTGGAATATCGAGCCACCGAATGTGGGCAAAGTCCAATACGTGAGCCTGGCCGCAGGCATGGCAGATGATCGGCAGTACCCGGCAGTCGGTAAGCGCCAACCGCGCCTCGGTCTTGCTCGCGCCCTTGATAGCAGGCGTCCCACCCACCAACATTTTTGAACCGGGATAACGCTTACCGCGCTCCTCCAGCAGGGCGACCGCATCCCCCTGCCCCTTAACGTCGTCGCTGGTGTCGTCCGGTTCTTCCACCACTGACAAACCCACCGATGACGTGGATTTGACGTTACCGGGAGAGTTCGATGCCACCAATTTAAGAAACCCGCCGGGAAAATTCTTGTGGTCCCAGCGGTTGCCAGCGGTTTTACTGGTATTGACCGGCATCAACTTCGCTACTTTTTTGTTGACGTTGACGCCGAAGAAGATCTTTTCATCGTGAAAGTTTTTGCCATCTTTTTCCCTGGGAAACAGGACCAAGATCGGACGCGGCAGGTGCTGAATCACTTTGAAAAGAAAGCCTATCAGGAACCAGGTCCAGCCGATCTGTGCGGCTTTCATCAGATCCACTTCACGGACTTTTGGATCGTCCAGAGCAGCGGCAACGCCAAGAAAGTAAGGTGTGTATTGGAAATCATATAGGCCGCGCAACACTGCCCCCTCAGCAGGCAAGTGAAATTCGGTGCTCAGATACTGCGCCGTCGGGATGTCACGCGGCGGGCTGAACCTCGTCGCTGCTGCCAACAAGCTGCGTGCCAAGGTTTTGCGCATAGCCTGCAATTCGCTCGAGTGTAGGTCCAACAATTTTGTTTACCCCTGCTCGATCTACCGTGACTTTCAGCACGTTGTCGATGTCCTGTATGAGTCGCTCAATACAGCCCAGATATTCAAGATTGGCGTAACTGGCCCAATCGGCCAGCACCTGTTCAGCATCATCTGCCGGGATCAATGTGCGCAACTTTTCGTGATACACCAGCCGCCCATTTGCCGCCTTCATTTCCAGGTCATCAATGCGCGCCTTGTTGAGCCGTTCAAGTTGGCTGCCCCCGCGCCCAGCGGCTTTTTCGCGCAAATCACGGATATAGGCGGTACGAATATCGGCAAGGCTTACGGCTTGCCAATCCAGGTTCAACCGCTTGAGCACATCACGCGCCGCCCGCTCACTCATATCCAGGTGCTCGGCGATTTCAAGTTGGGTCGGCATTGGTCTGGTCCTGTTACTCAAGGGGAAGCGGAACCCCCTATGTCGGGTTGAATCTGCAAAAAAGTCGGGGTTCGAATTACCCCGATGGCCCCGCTGCCTGGAAGGACCCATTGATTTTGGGTCGAAGGTCGACCTGTCAAGCCAAAACCCCGACAAATCATTGAAAAATCGCCATTTTTTGAGGATAAATGCACGAAGCCGACGAGAGGTCAGCCTCGCTCCATCTCCCGTGCCAGGGCACGCCGGAACAGCGGCTCGAACTCGGCCTCGGCGACGCGATTGGCTACCCCGTAGAAGTCAAAGCGCCGCCGATACGTCGGGCGCTTGACGAAGATCAGGATGGGCCGTGCCCCGCTGCCGATCCGCTGCCAGATACCCAAAGGGCCGGTGCCATTGCCAGGTCGACCCACGAAATAGTCCGGTGCGTTGCGGTTACGGCGCCGGCTGCGCTGAGTGCGGTTGGCCATGAAGCCCGACACCCGCTCAGCTGCTCCGAGTGCGGACAAGATCTGCACGATCTGGCCGCGACTGATATTGCCGTTGCCATCCATCCTGGCGCGCCGACCAGGGACGGCGTACATGTCCGCTGGCATCAAGCCGTAGTGGATCAGCGCTTTCTCAAATCGCTTGTGTGGTCGGTTGCCACCGTCAATGTGGACCGGCAGGTACTTGGAGGCGGGCACGCCTGAGCTGGCTTCGTCCTTGATCCACACACGGGCAAACAGGCGGCTGGTCGTGGCACTGCGCTTGAAGACCGAGTTGAGCGTCCACCGTGTGGGCCTATCGAACACTCGCTCAATCTCGGCCTTCTCAGCTGCCTGGACGCGTTCGGCGGTGAAGGTCAGCGCTTTGGCAGCGGCTATTGGCACCTTCGACTTGCTGAGCCCACGCATCTCCCTGACGATCTTGTCGATGTTGTCACGCATCTCAAGTCGCATCATGGTCATTGCCCCTGGATGATTAAGGTCCGGCCTCCCCCTTGGCTTCAGCCTCCTGGAGGCCCAGGCGCTTGGCAGTCCAGCGCTCGTACAGCCCGATGGCAACGTCTGCCCCTGCCATTGCGGTGAGGCATCCCAGTGCGCCGGATGTCCAGATCGACATGCCCGCCGCGTACAGCAGCATGATCGCCGATACCCCGCACACCACGCAGGCGCCCGACCGAAGGGCCAGCCGCCGTATCAATGCCCAACCCCGGGCACCCTCCTTGTCCGCTCGCCACATCTCGCCCGACACCCCCCCCACCAGGGCCAGGACGATCACTAACCAGATCGGCATTTCTGCCAGCGCTTGCTGTTCGTTGGTCATTTCCCGGCCTCATAAACGCGAAAACCCGGCGCCAGGGCCGGGTTTTGTGTGGTGGTGTGTACCGCTCTTTGCAGCCGCACCTATCGAAGATGACTACTTTTTACAGGTGGATTTTACTGGCAGCAAGGGATATTTAACGCCATGGATCAATATGGGTGAGACGCGGGTGTAACGCAGGTACAACTCAGGGTGAATGCATCAATTCGGCTATCGCTTCTAATACGCTGTCCTACCTGTCCTACTATTCATCACTTAAGTAGGACAGCTACAAGCGCCTAAATTCGGGGCTCTGCCCTACTGTCCAACTTTATTTACTTTTCTCTCGTGTATAGAGAGAGAAAATTCAAACACGCGTACGCGCCATGGGCGCGACTACGTGCACGCTACGCATATATGCACATGTGATGGGCAAAGGCTGGACAGTAGGACAGCCCAGCAATCTCGCGGCGTGCGCCTGTCCGACTGCGCTAAATGGCAGTTGGACAAGGCCGGACAGTAGGACAAAGCCATGCGGAGTAATGCCATGGTTCATGCAGCCTTCCCCATCAGCATGCCCTGAATGAATTCGTGAGCCTCATGCAACCGCATGTAATAAGTCCGTGAGCTACAGGCACAGTGCTTTAGCTTTTGAGAAAGGAAGCTCTCATCGTTGCAGTAGTGCTCCAGCACCACTAGCGCAAGTCGAGGTGGCAGGTGCTTATGAACAATTAGCTCTATATCAGCCGACTCATCTAGTAGCACCCGACTGCCTCGCGTTCCACGTATCAACTCACCCTTACACGCCATCAAGGTGGCAATTATGTTGCCTCCGGTCGAGCCACGGTCACTAACAGTCGAAAGTTGATGCAGATCCTGCGCCCAGATCTTGAGCATTTCATCGATTCGCTTAATCATCGAAGCATGGCTCCTCTACCGAGGTCTGCTGCAGCGTTGAAGCGCGCCCCCACCCTTCCGGTTTCTGATAGGCCCATGGCCGCACGCCGCTCTTCGCCAATGCCGGCATGCGCTTTTTCCGCCACCCCAGACGATGCATGATCGCCCCTACTCGCATCTGTTCGGGCTTGCCCCAGTGGCCATAGTCCAGCTTCAGGGCCTGGCTCAAAATCTCATTGCCGGTGGCGGTCTCGCCGATCTGCGACTCTTCCAACCAAGTCAGAATCAGCCCCTCCCATTCATCCACCACAAAGCGTTCGTCCTGGGCCTCGGCAAACATCCATGACTCGTCTCTCGTTACCCACCAAATATCACCGGCCTCAAAGCAAACCAACGCCTCGGCCCACAATTGATCACGGATCTCGCGCAGCGTGTCTAAGTCGACCTTATTGCAGAACACCGGCCAATAGCGGCGGTTGCCTGTAGCATCCTTGAGATATTCCTCTTGGTTGGTGGTGCCCACGAACACACACTGGCGTGGCACGTCGTTTGTTCTTCGGCCATAACTCTCGCGATAGGTGTCGGTCGATGCTGAAAAAAATTGCTTGGCCTTGGTACTCTCGGCCTTATTGAAACTGTCTAACTCCCCCAACTCGACTAACCATTTACCTCGAATAGCCTGAAAGCTGTCTTTGTCGCCCAGGGCGAATGGCGTATCCATGAACCACTCACCACCGAGGATGCCGATGGCGGTGGATTTGCCCTCGCCCTGACCGCCCTCGAGGATCAAAACAGAGTCTGCTTTGCAGCCTGGCCGCATTACCCGTGCTACCGCAGAGATGAGCCAGCGCTTGCCGACCTTGCTCGAATACTCAGTTGGCAGAACACCCATCACATCCGTCAGCCAGCTCCCCAGTCGAGGGACGCGGTCCCACTCCAGCTTTTCCAAGTATTCACATACCGGATGAAAAGAATGGTCGTGGGCGACCACGCTCACGGCCTCGATCACGTGGGTTGCCTTGACTCTCAGGTTGTATTGCTGCGCGAGCCACTTCATCACTCGCATGTCATCTATGTCGGCCCAGTCACCGACTCCGCCGCCAAAGGGTGGGGATCGGAGTTTGACAATTTTGGAACTGAATACGCTGTAACCGATAACTCCGGCCCAGCGTTCGTCATTGCCCAGAATGAGTTCGACATTTTGCATGTGCGCGATGAGCGAGCCGTTTTCAGTACGGGCCAATCGATCCTTCCATCCTCCTGCTGCAGGTGGTTTGACCACCGCCAACACCTGGCGGCGAACGGCCTCCAATCCCTCGGCAACATGCAGGTCGTTGAAGTCGGTCCATTTGATTTCACGTTCAACGGAGAAGACAGGCGCTACTACCTGGCCACCAACGATTAAAGCGGCGTTACTGGCCTTTTCTTCACCTGGGTTCCAGGGGTCACCATTGGGTCGCTTGGTCTTCCAGTCATCATCGCGACAAACGATCAGGGGACAACCGGGAAAACGCTCACGCATTGCTTTGGAAACTGGCAGCAAATTACCTGCGTCAAAGGCAATCGCGACGGTGAGCGACGTCGCCATATGCAGGCTAGCGCCCGTGGCGTAGCCCTCACACACCAATACAGGCTCCCCTGGTTCAGGATGGGGGCCAATCAAGTGGAAGGCGCCCTCTTTCGACATGCCGTAGGGCCAGTACGCTTTATCACGCCCGGTATCTTCTTGCTTTTCCGGGAAGATCACTTGCAAGCCGACGATCTGATCCCGCACATTGCACATAGGCACTAAAAATGCGCCAGTACGCGGTGCATAACGAACTTTGAAACCGACGATCTGCTTTCGGTCCAGATAGGCACTCTTGCCCTTCTCGGGCATACGTTTAAACAGACCCGCAGCACGGCTGGCAGCGCGCCGCGCCGAACTGGCCGCGATCTCCGCCGCTCGAAGTTTGGCTTCCTCCTGACGAGCGCGCATGACCTCGCGTTCCTCGGAGCTCATGCGTCCGGCTTTGACCTTAATTTTCTGGGTTTCGCCGGAACGCCAGTCGCCAAACGCACCGAAGATTAACGTCTCATTTTTCTGGGTTTTATACTCATGAATGACATACCACCCATTCTTCTCCTTGCCCTTGTCCTGTGCGGCCTTGCAACGGGTGATTTTGCCAAACTCCAAAGGTAGCTTGGGATCCAGGCCGTAGTCTGCAAACTGACCGAGGACTTCATCGAGCATAGCGAGCGCGCCGTAGATCATCTAAATTTTTGCAATCAATACAGAGAGTGCAACCCTGCTGGGCTATGCGCCGAGCTTCAGGAATAGGGTCATCACAGGCTTCACAGAGCAAAAATGAGTGGTTCACAAATGGCGATTTCGCTGCGTTTCGGGCGGCGAGCGCTTGATCCAGACTCTCTTGCACTAGGTCATTGGCAAAGTCCGCAATGTCACCCATGGCTCGCACCTCGAGTCGATTCGTTAACATAAGCGGCGCGGTTCAACATCCCTAACAACGCTTGAATACCTCGGAACACCTGCAGGTGTATCTCGGCCAGTTCGTGGTCACTAACAACCCCGTCGCCAATGCTTTTGGCCCAGGTATCCGCCAGATCAGCTACCCGCCTGAAATACTCCGCAATTCCCGTGGTTAGGGTTTCCGGCATGTCGTTGGTGTATGCCTCAGCCAGCTCTTGCCAGGTTGTGTCACCCACTAAGGCATGCACCGCATCAAGAATGCGGCGGTCTTTAGTCAGTTCGAGAATTTCGCCGAACTCCTGAATATTCACGGAGTGGCTGGGGTGCGTTGGAGAAAGCTTGTGCTGAAGGGTGGTGGGATTGCGGCCAGTGGTGGCGGCTATTGCTGCTGCGCCACCGGGATAATCCCGAGCGGCATGGTAGAGCGCCAAATCGAGGGGCAGGATTTCCCGCGTTGCTCGATCAACGCAACTCAGAGCGATTCGGCTCATGGCATTAATCCTTATAAGTTGCCAGTGCCGCGCGGCGTGCAGTAGTGATACATTTGCCGCGTGGCTTGAAAGGGCCCAAACGCCGGTCAGATCCTCAAGATCAAAACCGGCACCGTGCCGAGGCGAACGATCCGTCACTCACCTCTGGCGCAACAGCTGCCTGATCTGTGGTGGAGGAGGCAGCAACCCAAGGCATCCGTGCCTTGGCAGCGCGGTAAAAGGAGGCGGTTTAGCATGTGGTGTGCCCGCCGACTTTTATCGCGACCCGACAGCACTGTGGTGGTGTCTGCCGGGAGGAACTGGGCGGCCTTTCGGTCGCCTTTTTTCTAAGCCTTATGCAGCAGCTTGAAAAATAGGTACCGGGAAAAGGTCTGGTAGATCCGGGCGCAGCTCGTGAGGTTGAACCTTGCCTTCCGAGGCCCGAGCAACCGAATGAACACGCTCTGTAGGCACCCGCCCCGTCTTAAGCCACTTCCAAACGTGCGGCTGCTTAACATTGCAGCGACGAGCCAATTCAGATTGGTTGTTACCACAGACCTCTAGAACTCGCATAAGCGCGGCATGGCCTTCGGAAACGGTTCCGGCAACCGGGCCAGTTTGTTCAAGGCAATTTGTAGTCATGAGAAGACCTCAAATGAGTAAACGATGCAGAGATTATAACCTTGAGATTAATCGGTCAACAACTTTAGCTGTTGGACTTTTTATAACCAGAGTTATAACCTGCATTCATGAACTATTTAGATAAAACTCAGCTACCCACCCTCGCAGATCGCCTAAATCATGCGATGTCTCAGCGCAGCCTCAGCCAAGAGGCTTTAGCTACAGCTGCTGGGTGCACACAAGCAAGCATTCAGAAGATAAGCTCTGGTAAGTCCCAAAAAAGTCGGTTCCTACCTGCAATAGCACGAGCACTTCAGGTCGACGTGGATTGGCTTGAGCTGGGTATCGCCCCTGGCTCGCAATCGACCAACGAAGCCACCCACAAGCTTCGTCCACACGACGGCTCCCCTTTTGTTCTCGGGGAGCTTTCGCTATGGGACGATTTAACCCCAATGGAAGCAGGGGAGATCGCCTTGCCACTTTACAAGGAAGTCGAGATAGCTTCAGGGCTTGGAAAATCAACGGTCCAGATTGACGAAGGGCGCAAGGTTTGGTTTTCCAGCTACACATTGCGCAAAGCAGGTGTGGATCCCTCTAACGCAGCGTGCGCCACGAATACGGGTAATTCTAACCATCCACTAATCCTTGACCGCGCGACGCTTGGCGTTGACAAGGGAACGACCAAGATCATCGACGGGCAAATTTATGCGCTCGATCATGACGGTCTATTGAGGGTCAAATTTCTCTACCGTATCCCCGGTGGCATTCGCCTAAGAAGCTTCAACCGCGAAGAATACGCCGACGAAGATTATTCGTTCGAGGAGGTGATGGAACAGCGCATTCAAATAATCGGTAGAATTTTTTGGTGGTCCACCCTGAATCTTATAAATTCTTCACTCCTCGCCAAAAATTAATCGCTAGGTTATTGCGCCAAATTAAAACCTAAGTTATTTTCTCCTCACTCTTCCACCACAGAGTGAGGCAATTCCCATGCAAGCAGCAACCTTGCACGTACTCCCAACGTGCCCAGAAAGCCGCGTTTTCGAGGTGCGCCGCCTAGCCATAATCCACGGCTGCGCCTTCGCTCCCACCAAACGCAAATCAACCACCAGCCCTACCCCTCCCCCCTTCAATCCAGACGATGGAGGGCGTGCCGCATGAGCAGACTATCTCTCAACGCCGCCGCCTATATTCGCCTCCAGGCCCAGGTAAACCTTAGCGGCACGTTCAATCACACCCTGCATTCGTGTGATGGCTGCCAATCCGTAGCGGCTCAGGTCGAGATTGAACAGTGCACCGCCGGCATCACGGTGATGGTGCGCATCTGCGGGACGCTCAATACGTCAGTCACCCTCGATAAGAACCGCAAAAACAACGCCACGCGCGTTGCGAGCTTTATCGAAGGTATCGCCAACGGCCGCAGCCCTACCGGGGTGCCCGACGTAGATGAGCATGAAGCTGTCAGCGATATAGAGGCCACCCTACGTCTGGCTATCCGACGTGGGCGCGGCATTTACCATCTGATCGCTGACGAACTGGAGCCCTCGCTCCAGATCCAGCGCAACCCACGCGGCGGCTATATCGCCAAGCTCGAAATCGACGACGACGCCGGCTGCCTACTCACCCTGCCCGCCGACAACCAGCGCGCCTACGCAATGTTGGCTGAAAACCTCAATCAATTCCTGCAGGGCTACCGCAATAGCCTCGCAGCCGCCGCATGAGGTGCCGCCGTGAGCTTATCCCTCAAACGCGTAGCCGAACGCCTTGGTTTGGGTCACCGCGAGCTGATGAAACGCATGCGCGACAAAGGCCTGCTGGATCAACACAACCTGCCAACCAACCCTGCCGCTACCAAAGACTTTTTGGTCACCCGTGAGAGTCGCTGGTTTCACGAGAAGTATGGCATGCAATACAAGCGCACCACGCGCGTGACGGACATTGGCATTTCCTGGCTGGCCAGGCAGATCGGTATTGAGCGCCCAGCCCCACCCGCCGTGCCTGACCCGCGAGAAGTCGCGTAATGAGACAGCCAGAAGCATGGCCGCGCGAGTACGCCCGCCAGATCGTTGCCATGCGCACACGCGAGGAGCGCAATGCTGCGCTCCTCGAAGTACCGGAACACCTGCGCGATCTGACGAAAAAACACTGCCTTATTGCCTGGAATCATCCCAAGAGGAAGAGAAGCCATGGACCACAAACTGATTGATCAAGCGCTGAACCAGTTGCTTTCTACAAAGGCCGTCGAGCGAACCCCAGAGCAGATCCAAGGTTTCGCTCATTTGGTTTGCAGTGCTGCCGGGGTAACGGCTGATGCGCCCCCATCAACGCTGTCCAGCCTGCCAGAACTGCATGCAGCTGTACTGCTACTCGCAAACCAGTTGGACGTTGTGTCCCTGAATCCAAATAGCACCGTTACCACGGAGTTCCGCCTGTCTAATCGCGCAGTCCCAAAAATTGCAGTCTATATCCACAACCCTCATGGGTTTGACAACGGCAAGACCATTCTTTCGGGGTACGGCAACTCCCCAGCGGAAGTGCTGCGCTCTCTCCGAGACAACGCCTATGACCTTTGCAAGCTGGGGGCCCACGCCTATGACCTCTCCAGCCTGGAGGCCAAATGACCGCCAACGTCGGCCAGCAACCAATCCGGCTGCTGCCCGCACCAGATCCGTCCACCATCGAGATGCTGCACCGCATCTTCGGCGATGTGCTTATTCCCATGGAAAAGGTGCACGCGCACTACTTCAAAAACATCAACGAGAAGACGTTTACCGAGGCAATCAACAGCGGACGGATTCAGTTGCCGGTGACCACCTTGGATCTCAGCGGTAAAGCTCTGCGTTATGCACACATCAGGCATGTCGCGGCGCTGATCGATATTCGTGCTTACCAGGCGGACCAGGCCATGCCGAGACCTCATAGCGATTCGGAGGAAAACTGACATGTCACTTCAAGACTATTGCCGACACTGCCGGGCACAGTTATCGGCGAACAGAACACCCGACCGACTTTGCGGGCACTGCAGCCATCTCGCCGCCGACTACCGCCTATACGACGATCTGCGCGAGGAAGGCTACATGCCGTACCAAGCCAAGCTGATGTGTGGCCTGGCCGATCCACCAGATCCTGATCACGAATAACCCGTTTCAACACTGCTGCCACCACCAGCTTAAGTGACACCACAGGAGCACACCACATGACATTTTTTGAAGTTTTCGCACTGGTCACCTTCGTAATCGCACTCGCCATTTTGTATTGGGTCGGGTATCGGGGCGGCTTGAAGGATGGCTGGGCTGACGGTTATGACGATGGCCACACTAATGGCTACATCGAGGGCATTGAGGAGGGCGAGTCGTCGAGTGCTACCGCTCTTGAAAAGGCCACGCGCCGATGCGAACGCCTCGAACTGATTTTGATCAGGGAACCCCAGGACCGTCAGATCCTGACGGCCATCGCGGGAAAACTCAAACTCGCCGCCGACTTCTTTCAAGCGATCAAATCGGAAGGCCACGCAACTCAAGCACTCATTCTGCGCGACCACGCTTTGAGCATGGCCGCCGAGTTGGATTCCTTCTATCAGGAGGATGCAGCATGAGTCGCGCTATCCCAATGCTGCGTCTGACGCCCCAGGCTGCTGGAACACTGCAACAGCAGTACTCCAAGGCTATGAAGGAACTGAACGCAATGACTCGCCATAACAAAGAGTTCGACCGGCAACTGAAAGCGCTGATCGGTTACGACGCTCTCCGCGAATTGCATAAGGCAGCTGACAACGCCCTGCTGCTGGCTGATCTCGTGAAGGAGGCCGCATGAACTGGATCCTCACCCACACCGGCAAACGTTTTGACCTGTTCGAACCTGACGCCGACATGATCGACCCACGGGATATTTCCCACTCACTGGCACACCTCTGCCGCTTCAACGGTCACACCCGCGAGTTCTACAGCGTGGCGCAACACAGCTGCATCGTCGCCGAGCTGGTGCCAGAAGAACACAAGCTCGCGGCCTTACTCCACGACGCGCCAGAGGCGTACCTGGGCGACATGACCAAGCCACTTAAACAGTGGATACATGCATACCAGGACTTTGAAGACTGGGTATGGCAACGCGTGTGCCAGCGCTTCGACATTGCTGCAGAACTTCCTGCATGCGTTCACCAGGCCGACTTGATTGCGCTGGCCACCGAACGCCGCGACCTCATGCCAACCGACCCGGCTATCTGGGATTGTTTGGTCGGCATACAACCTATGGCCGAAATCATCCGTCCATGGCCTGCCGCAGAAGCCCGACTCACCTACCACCAGCGCCTGATGGACCAACTCGCTGTCGAACATAGGAGGAAAGCGGCATGAAGAACCAACAGGAAAACACCAGCGCCCTGCCCGCTTTGCTCCGCAGCACCAGTGGTGTCGACACGCCAGAAACAAACAGTCTCTGCTGCGCAGCAGCAGGCATTATTGCTCCTTCAAGCGCCACTGCCGAGGCACGTATACCCCACGAAAAGCTGCGCGGGGCAGCGGTCAATGATGCAACGCTTACCGCTTCGGGACGCCCGACTGCGCAGCCTGTCGTGGGGTATATGCACGTTTCGGGGAATTGCTGCTTTGCCGCGCGGGAGGCATCCCATGCTTAAGCGCACCCTCACCCACTTCCATCTTTGCTGCGGCCTCGGCAGCGGCGCTGCTGGTTTCAGCGACTCCAAACCGGTCCTGGGACCTGTGCAAGCTGAATGGCGCTGCCTGGGTGGCGTCGACGTCGACCCCGCCGGGTTACGCGATTTCCAAATGATGACCGGCGTACCTGGCACGCTGATGGACCTGTTCACACGCGAGCAATTCACGGCGTTCCACGGCCAGCAGCCTCCCGCCGGTTGGAAGGAAGCCACCGCCGAGGATCTGCGCCGCGCTGCCGGCAACGAAGATCCGGATGCAGTGTTCATCAGCAGTCCCTGCAAGGGTGCCTCGGGCCTTTTGTCCGAGACCATGAGCCAGACGCCCAAATACCGGGCGCTCAATGAGCTGACGTTGCGTTGCGTATGGCTGATGTGCGAAGCCTGGAAGCACAACCCGGTGTCGCTGATCGTGTTCGAAAACGTACCGCGCTTGGCCACTCGTGGCCGGTACTTGCTGGACCAGATCACCAAGCTACTAAGGCACTACGGCTACGCGGTGGCTGAAACCACCCACGACTGTGGCGAAATTGGCGGGTTGGCCCAGAGCCGTAAGCGCTTCTTGCTGGTGGCCAGGCACGTCGAGAAGGTGCCGGCGTTCCTGTACGAACCAGAGAAACGCAGCCTGCGTGCCGTCGGTGACGTGCTGAGCCGCATGCCCCTGGCAGGCGATATAGATCAGGCTGGGCCGATGCACCGCGTGCCGGCGTTGCAGTGGAAAACATGGGTACGCCTGGCCTTGGTCGAGGCCGGGAAGGATTGGCGCAGCCTGAGCCGGTTTGCGATCGAGGACGGGCACCTGCGCGACTTTGTGATCGTGCCTGACTACCACAACGGCGTACTCGGGGTTGTCGATTGGGACGATGCAGCCGGGGTTGTTGCAGGTGCGAGCCGCCCAATGAACGGCAAGTTTTCCGTGGCAGATCCGCGACCCACCAACAAATTCGAGTACACCCAATTCGGCGTACTGCCCTATGACCGCCACTGCGGTGTCGTAACCGGTCAGCGCAGCCCGGGGCAAGGGACGTTCAGCGTTGCTGACCCGCGCATGACCGGCGAGCGCCACAATAATGTGTTCCGCGTGGTACGCAATGACCAAACCGCCGGCACTGTCACTGCAGGACACGGGCAGAGCTCTGGCGGGCAGGCCGTGGCCGACCCTCGGCAACCGTCCAAGGGTTTCGGCAAGTACCTGGTCACCGACTACAGCAAGCCGGCCGGCACCGTCATCGCCGGCAGCACCACCGGGCAAGGCGCTTTCGCCGTGGCAGATCCCGCCTATAAAACATGGCACCCGAATGCCAGCACGCAAAAGTTGCGGATCACGCCCTGGTGCGAGAGCGCCAAGACCGTGACTGGCTCGCAACAGGTGGCCAGCGGCGCGTTATCGATCGCAGATCCTCGCCCAGGAATGTCGCACAGCAAGGGCGATGCGTACCTGACTGGCGGGCATTACGGCGTGGTCGAATACAGCGCACCGGCCGGCGCCGTATCTGCCAGTGCTTGCCACGATAACGGCCGCTGGTCAGTTGCCGATCAGCGCATGCCGGCGCACAACGATCGGCTGACCTGCATGATCACCAGCCTCGACGGGACCTGGCACCGGCCGTTCACCACGCTGGAGTTGGCCGCGCTGCAATCACTGTTCGACCCAGAAGATCACTGGTCAGCAGATCCACAGACCGCTCATGAGATCGAGCGCATGCAGCGCGTTCGCAAGATTGAACAGGCGGGAGTCTTCCGTCTGGACGGAATCAACGACGGCCAGCACCGGGAGCGGATTGGCAACGCCGTACCACGCGCAGCGGCACGGGCAATGGCGGATGTGTTCGGCACGACGCTGCTGCTTTCCGAGGCAGGAGAGACGTTCATGCTCAGCAACATTTCGGTTTGGGTGCAGCCGGTGGCGATTGCGCTGAGTGTGGCCCAGCAGGAGGTTGGCGTATGACCGTTTTCCTTCTGCTGTACCTGTGCACGGACGCAACCCGTACAGATTGCCAGGTGGTGAAGGCTGATAGCTGGAAGGGACCTCACGCCTACGAGCAATGCATTGACGCTTTGCCTGATCTGACCAAGGCGCTGACTGCGCCCAACCGGAAACGACACAGATTCGTGTGTGAGACCCAATCCGACGGTGCACAACCCGCAGAGCAGAAGCTACTGCCGTCGCGCGCTCATCATTCGTTTCGGATGTAAGAGGAGAGGTGCATCAATGAATACTCAGAAAGAAACCGTGAAAACACGGGAGGCAGCATGAGCGCAGCAGAAAAACTCGACTTCAACATCACCCCCGGCGCCTGGTTTCGCCAGGATCTGCTGTACCCAGTCTTCGGCCTAAGCACCGAAGCGGTTCGCAAGTACCGTTCCCGCGGTCTGTGGCTTGAGGGCAAGCACTGGCGTTACGACCCAGCTAACGTGATCGTCTACAACCGCGAGGCCATTGAGCGCTGGATGGAAGGAAAGCCATGATCGACAAGATGCCAACTGGCGTGGAGATGAACGGCAAGCAACTCCGCATCTGGTTCATCTTCAACGGTCAACGGTGCCGGGAACCCCTGGAAGGGATCTCGAAGGTAAACAAGGCCGCGATCGCCTACGCCGACAACAAACGACGTACCATTCTCGCGGAAATCAAGGAGGGCCGCTTCGATTATGCGGCCCACTTTCCGAACTCGCCCAGGGCAGCCATGTTCACGGGCACAGGCGGCCCGTCACTCAAGCGCACAGTGAAGGAAGGCATTGACCGGTGGCTGGAGGTTCAGCGCGCCCTCAAAGCATCAAGCACGGTGGTCAACTACGTGAGCAAGGCCGTGCACGTTGAGAACAAGTTCGGCAAACGCCGAATCGTCGACATCAGCAAAAGCGACATCGAGCTGTTCCAGGCGCAGTTGCTCAAGCAAGGGCTGGCTCCAAAGACGGTAAATGACATCTTCACCGTCGTGCGCGGTGTCTGGGCTGACGCGTTTGGTGACGGCATCCTGAAAGCCAATCCGCTCGATAGGATCAGAAACGTCGGATCGGACGTCGACCTGGAGCATGCCGACCCCTTCAGTCGCAACGAGATTGAGTCGATTGGCAAAGCAGATCCCGACCGGCGACCTGATACCCGAATGATTGAGTTCAACTGCTGGGCCGGATTGTCCCTTTCCGAACTCATCGGGCTCGCCGTTGAAGATGTAGATCTTGAAGCCGGCCTAGTACACATCCGCCGCGCATTGGTCGTCGGAGAATTCAAAGTCCCCAAAGAGCGCTCCAGGGTCCGAGCCATCGAACTCATAGACCCAGCCCTCGAACTGATGCGAGAGATAGTTGCCGACGCGAAGGAAGCAGTAGCCGAAGAGATCACCGTTATACAACGCGACAACATCACGTCCAAGAAGATGAGAGTCAGGTTCCTCTTCCGCAGCTCGACCAGCGGTTTGCTCTGGAACGGCAAGACATTGAGTAACTGGTTCACCGCCCATCTGAAAAAAGCAGAGGTCCGCCACCGAGGCGCCAACCAATGCCGCCACACGTTTGCAAGCCAGATGCTGTCGAGTTACGTTCCGGTCGAATGGGTGGCCAGGCAACTGGGGCACGCCGATACAACCATGGTGCGAAAACATTACGGGAGATGGATACCGAAGGACACCAAGAGCATGGCTGGCATAGTGTCAAAGATGCTTGGATTTCGTGAGAACTAACGACATGCCCACTTAAAGGTGGGCATGACGCTTTTCGATTTCAGCGGTTACTTGGATGAACTGCAGCCTGTAATACGGCAACAATTTCATCCGGCCCCATCAGACGGTTTATGAGTTGAGCTCGTATCGGTTCAAACACTTCATACATCCGCGCGTACATTTCGACTACTGGGCAGTGCGAGTTCAAAGTAGCGACATCTTTCATCGATTCGAAGCGATCCAGATCATTCACCAGATAACGTACAACCCGTCTGTGGTCAAGTTCGTTATTGCCGTCATAGCCACGGAATTGAACCAGGGAAGACGCGTGAGGCACCTCACCTTCGACTATCGCCTGTTCAGCGGGAGAAAGTCTTTCGAAGCTATCCCCTAGAAACGAATACATGTCCAGGGTATCAACGACTGCCGTAACATGAGGCGGGTTATGGCTTTGTTCGTCTCTAATATCGTATGCCCAATCGAGAACCCATAAGTCATTCGATGCAATGGCACTGCTTACGAGATCTGGATCAAAGCCGTCATTGATCCCGAGCTTCTTGTAGATCGCGCATAGCATCTGCACTGTGAGCTGTTCAATCACTGTAGGTTGCAT